GATGTTCAACGCTCAGACCATCCCGTTAAAAATTGCACAATTATGTTTGGCGGCGACATGGTTGAAGGATTATTTAATTACAGCGCACAGTTATGGGAAATAGATGCTTCACTTTTTACGCAATTCACTACCGTTTCTTTTCTTATGGTTGATTTCGTTCGTGTGTTTTTGGCTAACTTCGAAAATGTAAATGTAGTTGCCGAATGGGGTAATCACGGGCGCATTGGGTCAAAACGTGACCACGTACCTAAAGGCGATAATGTAGACCGCATGTGTTATGAGTTTGCGCGCCAAATGCTTAAAGATGAAAAGCGTTTGACATGGGAAGATTGCCCTGAAGATATTCAACAAGTAGAAATTGGAAACTATCGCGCATTGTTAATGCATGGTGATGAAGTAGGTCGCGCAGGGTTTGCATCTCCTAGCGCATGGCAAGCCGCGGGTAATCGTTGGAAGGCTGGCGCATATAAGTGGATGTTTCAAGATATTTTTCTTGGTCATTATCACCGTTTTGCACAAGAACCAATGTCTGACCAAACGGGAAACATTTATTGGACAGGTTCAACTGAATCAGACAATCGTTATGCACGTGACTCAATGGCTGTAAGTGGAGTACCTTCACAGCGTTTGCACTTTGTAGACCCGGCAAAAGGTAGAACCACCGCAATCTATCAAGTGCATTTGGATTAATCTTTTTTGAATTCCAAATAAAAACCTTTTTGGTATTCGTTTTCAAATGTCCACATGCCATCTGTTAAATCTGCATTTAACTTATTAGCAAAATTCCATGCGCCGCCTTGTGTTTTCCAATAACGTGTTTTGCCGTTTGTATCTTTGTAAGTAATCATTATGCGTTCACAAATTCGCCGTTGATTACAACCATGTCTGCGCGATTCTCAAACAACCAATCAATCATGTTTACTGCATCTGTAAGTGAACGCTCACCTGATGAACGACCATTGATTTCAATAACAAACTTAGGTGACTTTGTAAGTGTGTATTTACCGTAAACACTTACTTGTGTTGCATCGCCAACATTTTTAGTAATGATTACGCCGCGATGTGTGTAACGAATACGACCACGTGAATCCTTTTCAATCTTTACTGCTACTGACTTTGTTGCCATTTTCTTGCCTTTCGTTTTCTGAAGCCCGTTTGCTTCATGGCATAAATGTAACAGATACCTTACGGTTTGTGTACCTATAGGGTGTGTTTTAGACCACATTTTTTATCGAACACCTGTTCGGGGTTTAAGTCGCTCCTGAGCCTAAGAAGCGGGCAGAAAACGGCTTAGTAAAAAGCCGCTCCGTCACCTGAAGTATTCGGTGTAGAATCGGGGGATTGCTCCCAATCGCGCCATATATGGTTACTGATGGGTAAGACAGCCGTAGGCGATTCGTTTTACGGGCTTCAGAGGGCCATACGCCGGGTAACGCTTTCCGGCTCGCTTGATATGTAGGCAAGACTAGATACGCCATCTAACGGCGGTTTACGCGGGTACAAATCGCGCTCAGGCAATCCCCTGATAAGAGGGCAGACCATAGCGAATCAAATCGGGGAAAAGCCGTTCGACACCCCCGCCTACAAAATGTGACCCAAAACACATGTTTAAATGCTATTGACAACCGTAAGGTATGCCCTAGACTAAGACCATAAGCAAACGGGCTTATACAAAGAGAGGCAAACAAATGGCACAAACAGCATACGAAAAATTACTTGCAGAAGTATCAATAACAATTACACCTAATGATGCAGAATTTCTTGCAAGAATTTTGACAACAATGATTCGCCAAAACAATATAAATTCAACACCTTACATAATTGATTTGATTGCAAAACTTTCAGGAAAGGTAGGTGCATAATCATGGCTAAATATGTAAATGCAAATAACGATATGATTGAAACAAACGGAAGCGTTTATATCAAAACTGTAGATGGAATTAAGTTTGCACCTACAGATATTTCAAAATGGTCAAGCAATGCAGAAAAATGGATAGACAACGATATTCTTGCGGGGTATTACGCAGGATTTAGAAAAGTGGAGGCAATATAAATGAGAACAGAAATAGAATTGCTTGCATCATTAAAGAACAATCGCGCTGAACGTGTGCGGTTGCTCATGCAAAAAGACAAAGAACAACTTATTAAAATGATTGAACGCATGGGTCATTTTAATTTGGCTGATGAAGATATACAATGGCTTGAAAATAAAATCAAACAGGAGGCATAAGGAATGGCAAATTACAAAGGGCCGCTAGATTACATTGATGTAGCAACACGCATTGTTGAATTTCGCGAAAAGTTTCCAACAGGTTCATTACAGCAACATGATTTGAAGTTTGTTGTAGTGAATGGAAAAGATTGGGTTGTCTATACAGCCGCGGCATATCGCACACCTGATGACATTAGACCCGGCATAGGTACGGCTTGGGAACCAATCCCCGGCCCTACAAATTTCACACGCGATAGCGAAGTGCAAAACGCAGAAACAGCGGCATGGGGTCGCGCAATGGTTGCGGCACTTGCAGTAGATACAAAGAAAGGCATTGCATCTTCGGAAGAAGTTCGTAATCGCTCAGAGAAATCTGCCGACAAACCTGCACCTGTTGTTTCTTACACCGATGAACAGGTAGACCTTGCACTTACTGCAATTGGTCAGATTGCGGATATTGCTGACATGGATGAACTTAAGAATTTCTATGCAGGTGCGCAACAGGCAGGATTGCTTCACGTTCCTGTTGATGGCAAGACGCTTAATGCATTAATCTCAATCCGCAAAAAAGAATTAGAGGCGTAATCATGTGTAAAAAATGCGGTTTTATTGGCACAAAAATTATTCCATTTAATTTATTTACTGGATTATGTTTATGGTGTTATGAACTAGATTTAAGAAAATTGGAGACAAAATAATGAAATCGCCTACATTCACACAAATTTGGAATGATTTAGACTGGTTTAATTATTGGGAATTATCTCAGCCAAAACGCACACGTGAGTATTACAAATTTCGTTCAGTATGCCGCATGTTGTTTTGGATTCCTGTAACCACCGCAACCGTTTATATGTTTCTATCAGTTGTATCGGTTTATTCTTGATGCATCCTGAAGGCCGCCTAGTATCAATACAACAGCAAATTTTTTTTGCTAAATGGTTTGCTGAAGCAAGTGGCATGGAACATCAAGACGTTTTAGATGCCTTGCGTGAATCGGGTATGCGTTTAGTTGCTGATGAAAATGAAATTGCCGTAGATGCATCTAATGTGTTGCCGTCGGTAAATGAGATGAAAGAAGAACAGGCGACAACGCCTAATTTGCAAGTAGTACCTAATTGGGAGCATGAATAATGAATAACATTAAATGTAAATCATGTCATAAAAGTGAATTTCGTATGTATTTAATAGATGAACACATAATTTGGACAGTATGCGTAAATTGCGGAGATGTATTAAGGAAGCATGAATAATGATTACACCTATGCAGATTGAAAAACGCCTTACGGATTTATCACGGCAAATTGATGAAACCAATGAACAACTAATCACAAACGAACAGACCTATCACGTCGCTAAAGCAAGTTATGAAATTGCATTGGCTAAATCGCGTATGGAATGGGCTTTTAAATCTGCGCCAAACGGAAAGAACTACACCGTGGCAGAAAAAGAATCATTGGTGTTGTTAGATAATGCTGAACAGCACATGCAGTTAGCAATAGCCGAAGCACAAGTTAAATCGGCTCGCGCTAATACAAACAAAATCCGTACACAGGTAGACATTGCCCGCACCTTAAGCGTAAGCGTTCGTACAAGTTTGGATATGTAATGGATATTCACGGATTATTAAAAACCGCTTTGTATGACAACGACAAAGCCCGCGCACGTTCTATGCAAACTGAAATTGGAGCATCATCCGTTTATGGTTGTTCACGTCAGGCATGGAGCATTATCCATCAACAAGAAAAAGTTAATCAAAACACCGAATCTTTAGCGGCAATTCTTGGTACCGCAATACACACCGTATTGGCCGAAGCCATGAAAGATACGGATACGTTTGATGATTTTTTAATTGAACAAGAATTTAAAACGCCTGATTTGAAAGGTCACGTGGATTTGTATATTAAATCAACTAAGACCGTAATTGATTGGAAAACAACCACAAAGAAAAACATGAGCAAATTTCCTACCGAACAGCAAAAAATGCAAGTACATTTATACGGGTATTTGATTGAAGAAAGCGGATTGCCTGTAGAAACCGTTTCTTTATGCGCAATTGCTCGCGATGGATGGATGAAAGATGTTCGCGTATGGGAAGCACCTTACGATAGGAACATTGCACTTGCTGGAATACAATGGGTCAGGGATTTACAGACGCAGATAACCCCACCTGCACCTGAAAGACCAAAACAATTCTGTAAAGATTTTTGCGAATTTTATGATGAATCGGGGCTTAAAGGATGTCAGGGCAAATAAAACGTAAACAAGTTGATTGGGAGCGGGCATCATGTCGCGGCTTAGAAACAAATATGTTTTATGACCACAAAACGGGATTGGAAGAAAAAGGATTAACGCTTAATCATTTAAGGCGCATTTGTATGGCATGTCCAATTCAATACAATTGTTTAACGATTGGCGTAGCGCATGAGCCATTTGGGTTTTGGGGCGGATTATCTGAAGAAGAACGCAGACATTTACACGCTCGTAAAGATTCAAAGGTCATTTGGAATTTGCGCAGGGATTTACATGCATTGGGTTTATCATTTGCAAAGGTTGCTGAACATGTATTTTCAGTTAAACGCGATTTTACTTATGCCGAAGAATCGAAAATGTAATGTGTAAATGCGAAGATGAAAGTTATTTACGCGGATTGATTCGTGAAGAACTTACAAAGATGCGTCAGGAACATTTAAGTAAAAATGAACAACCCGTACATAAATTGGTAGCGTTGTACTTTGATAATTTTCCTGCGGATGGCGTAAAACCTTCGGGTGCGCTTGTTGGTGCAAACGTAAAATTGATTCTTAAACAGTTACCTTACGAACAATTGGAAGCGCTGATACCAATTCTTGCGGCATCGGCAAAACCCATTAGCGCGGCTTGGTGCAATTGGGCTAAGGAACAATTAAAACCTAGAGAAAAGGTCACGCCACCTACGCCTGTACCCCCTAAATTTGTGGAAGAAAACCGTAAGGATGTAGTTCCCATGCCAGCAAACATAAGAGATATGTTTAAGCGTGTAGATGATTAGACACGCCGAAGGTTAAAACCCGTTGTGTAAGGCATTTAAATGCATAAGTAATCTACCCTTATCTTACGAAAGGGGAACTTATGACAACAGATATAACGAAGGTGCAAGCCGGAGATACAATTGTTCTTAATAAATTTCGCTATGTAGTTGATTTTATTGAACCCGACAAATACGGATTTGATGTGCAACTTCATAATGAAAATGGCGATAAGGTTCGCAAGTGCCTATCAGCCGACGAATTGGTGACAATAGAACTGTGACCATTGCCTTCCACGTCGAAGGCAAACCAATTCAGCAAGGTTCAATGCGAGCGTTTAACAATCGCATAGTTCATAATAAAACTAAAGAACTTATGGCATGGCGTTCTATAGTAGCGAAGGCGGCACATGCGGCTGGATGCACCCCGATTGATGGGGCTATTTCAATTTCTATGGAATTTTTTTATGAGCGGGGCAAAACCGTCACCCGCGCCACCCCCACCGTTCCCCCTGACCTAGATAAACAAATTCGGTCAATCCTAGACGCGCTCACAGGCGTGGCCTACGCAGACGACTCTCAGGTAACACACATAATTGCCAGCAAGGATTATGGGCCGCCGGGGGTCAAAATCACGCTTACGGGGGGTTTTGAATCGTTATGAAAATGTTACCTAAAACACACCCATAAATGTTGCATACCGTAAGGTATCTGCTATAGTTAAGGCATGAAGGTGAACGGCCTTCATATAACGAGAGGCAAAAAAATGACAACAGCAACAACAACAAAGATTTCACACCTAACAGCAAAAGCAATTCTTACAAAGGCTGGTTTAGGAATTTGGTACGTGGGCCTTAATGAATATCATGGTCGCGGATTTCGTTTCACAGATAACGCTTTTCATTGGGATTCAAATGGTTATCACAATGACCGTCAATTAGAAATTACATTGCAGTTAATTTCATACCTTAACAATGCTGGCATTTCTTACACGATTGGCGAAGCACAAGGTCGTTGGAATGTAACAAAGCAAGCAATCATTCTTACAAACGGTGGCAAATAATTATGGAACTGGAATGTCAGATTTGCGGCACAAAGATGTTTAGCAAAAGTTACACAGCAACAGACAAAATTACATGTGCAGAATGTTGGGAGGCATTTCTATGAGTGAAAACAAAGACCCTATGGGTTGGCAAATAATGGCGGATGCACAAAAAGCGCGCCGCGATGCAATCCGTGAAGCAAGGATTCAGGCATCACCTTACTTATTGTCTTTGCGTGAAGCGCAAAAACTTTACAACAAGATGCAAGAAGAAGGAAAAATATGACAATCGCCATTATTGTTATAGGCACACCTATATTTACATCTATATTTTTACTTGGTTTATTCAAACTAGAGAAGGCGGCAAGCAATGAAACTTATTTGTAGCGGGCAACATTGGAGCATCAAGAATAATCAGTTACATCTTGATACGCCTGAAGGCCAAGAAGCCGTTAAAGCAATGGTAAAGATTCTTGAAGCGCAGATTCGTCAGCGCATTTACGATGATATTTGCATGATTGATTTGACCCACAACCGTAAGCAAATTATGAAGAATGGGCTAGAGAACTCATTGCTTACGGTGCAAGACATTTGCGCAAAGGTAGCGATTGGGGTTATCAATGGCGAAGATTAATGACAATGTTGTGTACGTTTGCAATTATGCCAGCGACACTAGCCGTAAAGCCGCGCAAAAAGTTTTGCCTAAGACGGGAACGATGCGTAAGGCAATCTATGAAGCCATAGCCAATCACGGCGGGCTGGCCGATTTTGAGATTGAACGATTGCTTAACGGCAAACATCAGAGCATCAGCGCCGGGCGGCGTGGGCTTGTAATTGATAAGTTCATTGAAGATTCAGGAAAGACCCGCAAGAATGAAAGCGGCAATGATTGTACGGTTTGGATAGTCACGCCTACAGATTGGAAGTTATTCTAAATGCCACGTTACGATTACAAATGTGAAGTATGCGGGGCGCATGAAGTTATAGCGCATGGATTCCATGATGAAGGTTCACACGATTGTTTTGATGAAAAGTGCAAAGGCACAATGGTCAAAGTTTATAGCCCTGTTGGAGTTATTTTTAACGGGCCGGGATTCTATAAGACGGGAGGGTAAAACATGGAAAAGAAAATAGGCCGCTATTGGTATGCGCGTGGGCGTAAGGCTGGATTTGGCATTGGATTTGATATTTCTAAATACGGCGTACAAATTGATTTGGGTTTTTGGTATTTGGGAGTTGAATTCTGATGGAAGAAAATGAAATATGGGTTCAATGTTTTTATTGCAATAAAGAATTTATAGTTCTTAAGACGGATGTAAGAACACCCTACTATTGTTGGAGATGTAAGTGATTATTGGATTAAGTGGGTACGCACAAAGCGGTAAAGATACAGTTGCCAAAATCCTTGTAGAAAACTACGGGTACTCACGCATTGCATTTGCGGACATTATTCGCGTTGCTTGTTACCGACTTAATCCCATAGTGACTTACGACGGTATGCGATTGGCTCACCTTGTAGATTTGGAAGGGTGGGAAATTGCTAAGACACTTCCCGAAGTTCGCAGATTGCTACAGACAATGGGTAGCGAAATTGGTCGCGATTTGATTGACCCGCAAATTTGGATTGAACTCACTTTAGGCAATACAAAGAAAACAGATAACATTGTTATCAGCGATGTAAGGTTTAAGAATGAAGCCGAAGAACTTAAGAGGCGTACAGGGCAGGTTTGGCGAATAAGTCGAATTGAAAAAGATGCACCAATCAATGCACATCGGTCTGAATCAGATATGGACAGTTGGAATTTCGACCATTACATTTCAAACAACGGCACAATTGATGAATTGCACGAAGAAATTAATAAAATATGGAAAACGTTGTAAGGTGTAAAGGTTGCGGGCAATGGGTGTCGCTTCCGCTTACGACTTGTAGTGTGTGTAGTAAACTTGAGGGCATATACCGAAAGGAGAAACAGCAATGCTGAATCTAACTATTGGGGGCAACCGATGATGGCGCGAGAGAATCGAGCAAAGGCGTAGCCTGAAGTTTTTGCAACGATGCTTCACAGTAGCGGCGATTGCCGTAAGCATTGTTGTTGCAACACCCGCAATGGCCAATAGTCCGAAGATGCAAGACCTTCGAACGGCTGAGGCGGCGAAATACCACGCAAAGATTCAAATGACCGCTATGGGGTGGGGCAAGGCTCAATGGGTCTGCCTTTCGACCATGTGGGGTAAAGAATCCGCTTGGAATCCCAATGCCCGAAATAAGACCGCTGTAAGGGTCTACAAGGGCGGAAAACGGGTAAAGGTGTACGCAGGTGGGATTCCTCAGATACTAGGCTTAAATCCCCGTACAAGCGTTCCTGAGCAGGTTTCTAG